TTCCTCCGTTGACGTACAAGCTGCGAGTAGCCCTATCGTGATGAGTAATAAAAACAGGCTTTTCATTTTTTTTCGAGCAGGGTGATTAGGCGGTCGATTTGTTCTTGGGCTTTCTGCACCATCTTGCGCTGTTCGCTAATTTCGTCGATGGCTTTCAGCAATGCCACGTCGGAGTTGTTGACCGTGACATTGCCTGTCTGAGTAAAGTTCTTGCCTTTGTCAACGCTCTGTTGGTATGTCGACTTCAACATGTCGCCCTCACCGGTCATGAGCCAACCGGTATTCAGGTCGGGATTATGCAGAGCAATTGTCTGCAATTTGTCAGGAGAAATCGACTTTCTAATGTTGTTTACATAGCCATTAGAGAGGCCACATTTGGTCTCGAACTTAGCTTGCCCGATTTTCAGGTACTTAATGTAGTGAATTAAGCGCTCTTTAATTGTTTGATTTTCAGTCATAGTAAGAAAAAAAATGTTGTTTTACAGAAATTTATTCTGTGAAATATTTGTTATTTACAGAAATATGCTCTAATTTTGCATCGTAGTTTCATCGTCTTAGCGGAGCAACTCGCTAAGATTGAACTGCAAATATAGCAAAAATAACTGAAACCAACCACGCATGATGACTGAAAACAACTACATCGTCAAAAAAGTTTCGATCACCGAAACGCTGAAGAATCTCCCTGTTGGGAAGCCTGTGCTTCTCGACTGCCGAGAGGCCGGTTCAATGGCCTCGGCCAAGTCGGCGGTATGCCGCTTGAATGCCGCTGCCGGCAAAGAGGTCTACACTATCTCGACTGAAGACAATGGAGCCACCTTCAGAGTGCTCCGCAAAGAATAATCAACCGACCCTCAACAAATCTCCACTGCTATGAACAAGAAAATCGTATCGCTCATCCGCATCGCCATCCTGCTGGCCATCTTCACCTTCGCGGCCATCCTCTTTTTCGGCGAGGAGTCAGGCTCCGACGTCTTCACCGTGCTGCTGGCCCTGGTCAACAAGTTGCTTGCCGCCATGCTCTTCTGCTTTGGCCAGCGGCTCTACTCTCGCTGGAGCCTCCTCGACCCGTGGCTGAAAGCCGATGCCCGCCGCTGCAAAGAGGTGGCCGAAGCCCCCAACCCTATGTATATCGACGACTAAGCCCCATGCATACACCCTCGGAAATGTCTGACGCTGAATATCAGCTGAGCATCATCCGCAGTTGCCTCAACCGCCACTGCATAATGTTCAGCAAGACTGAGGCTATGCAGATAGTAGGCGGTAAGAAAAGGCTTTATCGTCTTGTTGAACAGGGCAAAATCAGATTTGAGAAGCCCACCCAAAAGCAAAATGGCAAATGGTATTGCAATGCAGCAGACGTGTTGAGATTCGCAATGCCGTAAATGGGAATGACACGGTGCGCCGCGCTTGTTGTCAGCCTTACAACGCGCGGAAGATGGTTCGACTCCATCTTTTCCCACTAAGGTAGCGGAGTGCTACATGGTTGATATCGGAGGCTGCGCTGCAGCTAAGTGAGGTGCAGCCTCCATTTTCAATCATGGCTCCAACGCTAAATGTTTAACTATTAATCCCAAAACCAATCAATCATGGGCAACCTCCAACTGACGGTTGAGGAAATCAACCAACTCAAGCCGCTCGACATCGTTGAGCATCCAATCGTGCGTGAACGCTTCACGCAAGTCTACGAAACCCTCTGGGGCAATGGCGAAGCTGCTTACCAGCGCGAAAGCATCTACTTCAACAATCTCTTGCGCGACAAGGAGAATGGCAAGCTTCAGAAAGCTACGCCGTTTTCCATCTTCACAGCGTTCATCGACTTGGCCGTCTGTGGTCTGAGCCTCGAACCAGGCACACGTGCCTTGGCTTACTTGATGGGCCGAAACGTCAACGTTGGCACACGTGACAAAGCCGTGTGGGAAGGTCGCTGCGTCCTCACTATCTCCGCCTATGGCGAATTGGTAATGCGTAGCCGTGCCGGTCAGATACGCCATGCCGACAACCCGATACTTGTCTATGACAACGACGAGTTTTCGTTCCGCGACGTGGATGGCCACAAGACCGTGTCCTACACCTGCAACCTGCCTCACACGGGCCACACCATCGTGGCGTGCTACCTGCGCATCACTCGCGCCGACGGCTCCACCGACTACTCGGTGATGTATCCCGAAGACTGGTGTCGCCTCGCCGGCTACTCGCAAAAGCAGAACAAAGGCCGCGCCAACGAACTCTATGGCATGGACGAAAAAGGCATCGTCCACATCGACCCCGGCTTCTTGATGGCAAAGTGTATCAAACACGCCTTCAAGTCATACCCGAAAGTGCGCATTGGTCGCGGCACCGAACTCCAATCGCAACAGGTGGATGAGCCTCAACTCTCCGATGAGGATATCTACGGAGTGGACATGGAGACAGGCGAGGTATGCAATAATTGCACACCTCAACCTTTCGGCAACAACGAAACACCTCAAGGTGTGACCATCGACACTGATGACGAAGAAGGCTTCTGACCGACCAAGGCCGTGCAGTGGGTGTCCGCTCGTGCGCAACACCATCAACGGGCACTACTGCACTCGCCTACGCATCATCACCGAATACGCTACATCAAAACCATGTAACCCATAACCCATTCAAAACCTATCAATCATGGCAGACAATCTCCAAACCCTCACAATCTTTGAGCCGAAAAACGTGCAGACTCTTGCCGAAATCGGCCCGCAGTCCTACAAAGACAACCAACTCTCCCACTTCCGCTGTCTCGAGGTGGGCCGTGCGCTCCTAGCACGCGCCTCCGGCGAGGGCATGTCTGACGCCCTCGACATGGAAATCGCCAAGTATATCGAAAAGTCGAAAGTGACGCTCAAGAAGATGAACAGCCGCCGCACCCCGGTCACGCAGCTGTTCGACCAAATTCGCAAGGCCTACACCTCCATGGAGAACGAAGTAGACCCTGCCAAAGCATCATCCATCCCCAATCAGCTGCAAGCTCTGCGCAACAACTTCGCCAAGAAGAAACACGAAGAGGAAGAGCTTCGCCGACGTGCCGAGGAGGCTCGCATGGCAAAGGAAAACGCCCGGAGCCGCTATCGTGCCGATGTGGAAGAGGACTACGTGAGCCAGTTCAATCGTCTGGTGAACAAGTGCATCAACGAACTCACCGACATGGACAAGCAGATTACTCTCGACAACTACGAAATCATCTTCGACGGCATCAAAAACTACTCCTGCGAACTCCCCGCCGACTGGTGTGAGAGCGTGGCCAGCGGCGCCTATCGCCCCGCCGAGCTCACCCCCGAGGAGTGTCGTGCCATCCAAGCCGCCGTGATGACCTCGCTCGTCACGCGCTTCAAGGAGCAATTCCCTTTTGAGGTGCAAGACACCCGCGATGAAATTATCGACCGCATGCCCTCCAAAAAGATTGAGCTGCAGCGCATGGCCAAAGCATCGGCCGAGGAGGCTGCGCGCATCAAAGCTGAGATGGAGGCGCGCGAACGCATGGAGGCGGCACGCAAGGAGCAAGAGCGCCTCGAGAAGGAGAAGCAGGAAGCGGAAGCTGCCAAACTCGCTGCACAGAAACAAGAAATGGATGGTCTCTTTGGTATGCCTGTTGCTACTCCTGCCGGCTATCAACCTAAGACACAAGTCAAGAAAAAGGTTGTGGTGCAATCTCCCGAAGATATTATGGCAATCGTGGCCTTTTGGTGGTCACAAGAGGGCTGCGGCAAAACCGTTGAGGAACTCTCTAAGGAGTTCAAAAAACAAATCACCTTTGCCAACGCTGCTGCCAACTCCAAAGACAATCCTATGTTCATCGCCAATGTCCGTTACGAGGATGAGGTAAAAGCTAAATAACATGAGCCACAATCCGGATACATATTACAGCCGTTCAGAGGTCAGCAACTCTGACCTCACGGCTTTGAAAAATCTCCTTCACCCGGTGCCTATGCCTCCGGGTGTCAAGGAGAGGGCGTTCCGCTTTGGCACGCTCGTCGATGCTATCATCACTGAGCCGGATAGGGTGAATTATTATCAGCTCACTGTCGACGATGAGCAATACACCGCCGAGGAGTTTCGCCACGCTCAGGAGATGTATCGCTCGCTGCGCATGACTGCGAGACATGATCAATTCCTTGCAAAGGTCTTGGACCAAGCGGAAACACAGCGCTTCATGGTCAACAAAGCACAAGAGTTTGAGTATGGTAGCTTTCCGTTTACCCTCGACACTCGCTGCAAATGGGATTGGTGGCTCCCTCGTTTCAACTTCGGTGGTGACCTCAAAACATGTGCTGCTGCCACTCAAAAAGAATTTGATGATGCTATTGACTTCTTTGATTGGGACCGCTCGCGCGCATGGTACATGGACATCGCACATTCCGACTGTGATTTCATTTATGCTATCAGCAAAAAGAATTGCAACGTGTTCACTACTCGCATTCGTCGCGATGACCCGGTGTATCTCCGTGGTCGTGATAAGTATCTTGAATTAGCATTCCAATATTGGTGCCTCGCATTATGATGACCACATCTCTGAAACATCATCTCAAAGTGGAGCCCTACGAATATCAGAAAGAGGGCATACTCTTCGGCCTTGAGCGTCGCCGCATCCTCATCGGCGATGAGCCCGGACTGGGCAAAACGCTGCAGTCTATCGGCATCGTCGACACTGCCGGCGCCTATCCCTGTCTGGTGATATGCCCCTCGTCGCTGAAGATCAATTGGCAACGCGAGTTTGAGAAGTTCACCAACCGCAAAGCGCTCGTGCTCGACAACGCCTCACGCACATCGTGGCCCTACCTGCTGGGCATGGGCATGTTCAGCGTGGCCATCGTCAACTATGAGAGCCTCAAGCGCTTCTTTGTGTGGGACATCAAGGGCGGCAAGACCTTCAGCCTCAAAGACGTGGTGTTTAATCGCGACATCAACATCTTCCGCTCTGTCATCATGGATGAGTCTCACCGTCTGAAGGACCCCACGGCACAACAAACCATGTTCACACGTGGCATTGTTGAGGGTAAGGAGTGGCGCATCCTGCTGTCGGGCACGCCTGTTGTCAACCATGCACAAGACCTCGTGGCACAACTCGCCATTATGGGCCGACTGCTCTCCGACTTCGGCGGCCGCGGCAAGTTTCTTGCCGACTACGGCGAGAACGACAACCTCACGGAGCTCTCCAACAAGCTCTACGACTCCTGCATGATTCGCCGCGAGAAGTCAAAGGTGTTGACCCAGCTCCCCGACAAGCAGCGCACCGACCTCCACGTGGAAATATCCAACCGTGAAGAATATGACTTGGCCGCCACCGACCTCGCCGCCTACCTGCGCGAATACAAAGCGTGCACCGACCGTGAAATTCGTCGCAAGATGCGCATGGCCGCACTGGTGAAGTTCATGACGCTGCGCTCGCTCGCCTCCATGGGCAAAGTGAAACAGGCCACCGACTTCATCCGCAACTTCCTGGCCAACGGCAAACCGCTGATTGTGTTCTGCTCGCTCAAGACCATCGTCAAGGAGCTGCAGAAGCAATTCCCCGACGCCGTGCGTGTCACCGGCGACGACTCCATGGCCGAGAAGCAAGCCGCCGTCGACGCCTTCCAAGCGGGCGAGGCGCAGCTGATTCTCTGCTCCATCAAAGCTGCAGGCGTGGGCCTGACGCTCACAGCCTCCTCCAACGTTGCCTTCGTGGAGTTCCCATGGACTTATGCCGACTGTTGTCAATGCGAAGACCGTGCTCACCGCATTGGGCAAAAGGATAATGTCAACTGCTACTATCTCATTGGCCGCAACACCATCGATCCGGTGCTCTACGGCATCATCCATCGCAAGCGGAGCATCGCCAACCAAATCATGGCCTCCGACGACGACATCCCCACCGATGAGATGTATTTCGACGAACTTGTAAATTCATTCCTCAACAATGATGGTGTATGAAGTCAATCTCAAACTCAGATTTCTCTCTGCTGATGGAGAAGCTGCCCATTGTGTTGCACTACACCAAAGCAAACCTCCGGGCCGCCGACACAAAAACGGCAAACGCCCTGCGAATGTTGCTACTCCTCCAAAGAAAACTAATCAAACAAAACCCTAAACATCAACAAAAAAAATGACAAAACATGACATTGCATCCGCTCTGATCCACCGAGACCCCGATCTCACCAGAGCACAGGCCCTCAATCTGGTTGAAACCTTCACCGACATCTTCATCGAGGCCTTCGTCGGCGGGCAAAACATCTACCTCCGCGGCTTCGGCGCCTTCGAGGTGAAGACCACCAAGGAGAAAATTGCTCGCAACATCTCCACCAACGCCCCGATTCTGGTGCCCCCATGTCGCGTGGTGAGATTCCACGCCTATCCCGGACTCAAAAAACGTCTCAACAATGGCACAGTGGATTGAAGTACGCGTCCGTTACGAAAAGACTACGGACACAGGCAAACTTGCCAAGGTCACAGACCCCTACCTCGTCGATGCCCTCTCTTGCACCGAAGCTGAGGCGCGCGTCGTTGAAGAGCTCGCCACCCTCTCCGGTGAGTTCAACGTCATCAACGTCGGCAAGACCAAAATCTCCGAAATCTTCTGGGATGAGAGTGCCGACAAGTTCTTCAAGGTCAAAGTCAACTTCATCACCATTGATGAGAAGACAGGCCAAGAGAAGCGCGCAGCGTCTTACATGCTGGTGCAGGCTCCCACCTTCGCTTACGCTCTGAGCAGATTCATTGCCGGAATGAAAAGCACCCTGGCCGACTACGAAATTGAGTCAATCTCCGAGACCAAAATTGTTGACGTGTTCAAATACAAGGCCCCCGAATCACACTCATGACCATCGACGAATATAAGGCCCTGCTCGCTGCTCCGGCCAAGCGGAGCAAGTTTGGTGCGGTTAAGTCTGCAGGCTACGACTCCAAGAAGGAGCATAGCCGCGCTCAGGCCCTGCAGCTGATGCAGCGTGCGGGCCTTATATCCGACCTCCGTGAGCAAGTCAAATACGTGCTCATCCCCACCCAACGTGATGCCGACGGACGCCTGCTGGAAAAGGAATGCTCCTATCGAGCGGACTTCGTCTACGT